TTTACCTGCGCTTACTGTGTAAGTTGTAGGTATGCTTGTTATTACGTTTGTTGTATCGTCTGAAAATGTTTCTGTAATCTTAACCACTCCGCTTGGTGTTGTAATACTACAAACATCAGCGTTCCTTGTAGTTGCGCCAGAACCTAAGTTAGCAATGTAGCTTGATAGCCCACTTTCTTCAAATTGTAAACCCCAAACAAGTACTGAACTACCATCTCCAGTGTAATCAGCATCAGATGTACCTTGTTGTAATTGCACAAAGTAACCGCTTGTGTGTGTTGCGTTTGCTGTGGCTGTTATACCTATTCTATACCAACCATTCGGATAGGTTTCGAATAGTTGTACATTCCCAGTAACTGCTTGAGTATCTAAGTTAAAAGAGCCGCTAACACCCATAAAAGCACCAGCATTTATAAATATAAATCTATTTTCGCTTTGTTTTTTAACGAACAAACTTAGAGTATATTGAGTTCCACTTGTTGTAGATAGCACACCGCCAACATAAAATCTATGTCTACTGTTGTTTGTATCTTCTTTTAACTCCATAGCCTTTTTTTCTCCAGTAGGTGCTATTGCATAATTGTCTGTAAGTGTAGCACCAGTTAAACTTTTACCAGTAGACAATTCAGAGTATTGTTGTGAGTTTGTGGCTGCTGCTTCTATAAGTAAACTTGGGCAATCGCTATTTAGCCAATTAAGTCTTGGTACAGTTGTAGCAACAGTTTCTATAAGCCCATCCTTACGCACTCTTGTGGCTTCGCCAGTCCTTGCAAAAGTAAAGTCACCACTACCATCACTTGGTAATACAGAATATACCTTTGTGGCTTTTTGTCCGCTTGGTATTAATGCTAAAATAGGGTTACTCATTCTTTTTATTTTTTATCTCTTGCTTTTTTAAAGTTTCAAGAATATATTTTTTTAGTTTACTAAGGTTTGTTTGTTTTACCTTGTATCTCATAGTACCCAGCCTTTAAAGGTTGTGTCTGTGTCTGGGTCAATATCCTCGTTTGTGTTAGTGTTGTACTCTGGAAACAAGTTATCGTTAAAACTTAAATAGTCCACCAATCTTGTAGAATAGTAGTTAGCGTATTCTCTCGCCTTAGACACTAAGTAATCTACTTCGTTTTTATCTACGTTCTGCGCTGTTTCGCTTGAGTGCTTAAACACACCACCATTTTTAATCTGGTAAGCCGCGAATGGGATATAATTCATCTGCGCGAACCAAATGAGGGTTGGCTGAATATATGTGTTTGTTAAACTTAAATAATTACCAGCTAAAGAACCAGCAACAATATCAGCACTTATTTTATTGTAAAGGTCTGTGCCTAACAAATTTTGTATGTCGATTTGTTGTGCGACCTTGATAAATTGTATAAACTTATCTGTGTCTACATTACCATCAATGATAGAGTTTTTAACTAAGTCCGTTCTGTTTATAAATAGTGCTGTTGCCATTAGTTCTTAAATCCTATTTTGTTCCAATATTCAGCGGTATAACCTTTATACTTCATATCCTTTGGTGCTACTGGTACTTTCTGTGCGTTAGCCTCTGGTTTAAAACCTCTTGACCTTGCCTCTGTGGTTGTGATTGCATCGCCTAAGCCTTTAGCACCATCCTTGCGTACATAGGTCTTTCTAAGCCATTTATGTTGGCATCTTGCACCGCCTTTGTATAGCCATATGCTATAAGTATCGCTACCACCTTTACCAAAACCAGCATTGACTACCTTTGTGTCCATTGAGATAATATCTTCCTTGCGGTAAACCTTTTTAGCATCTACCATCTTTTTACAAAATGGTCTTGAGTTTGCGCTGTATCTTTGTGGGCTGTACATATACCTTACTAAGAAAGTATTACCATCTTCAGCTTCTTGTTTGCTTTCGCCATCTTGTTCGCTTTCTCTAAAAGGCTTTGCGCTTCCAGTACTTACAAACTCCCAGATTTTAGCAAGTGTGCTTTTTTCTTTTGGTTTGTTTAAGTCCGTAATAACCTCGTCTAAGCCATCTTCTTCGTCATAGTTTACTTCGCGTTCATCCATTACGTCAAAGTCGCTTAAAAGGTCTGCTTCGTCCTCTCCTAAGTCAATTAAGGCATCTGCTATATCGCTACCTAATTCCTTTGGCAAGTCTTTAGCTAATTTTACGCCAGTTTCTTCTTCCCTTGTTTCTTCGTCCTCTACATTTTCTAAGTCTGTAAACTCAAGCGGTTGTAAGGTCTTAAAGTATAGTTTTAAAGAGATATTATTAAAAGCTAATATACTATCAAAGGCATCTATTAAAAGGTGCTGAAATGGTCTAATAACTGTGTTATCCATAAGCACAGATGCGGTCTGTAACTCGTCTGCGTTGTTACCTAAGCCAGTACTGTCTTTAATTCCTAAAAGCATAGGAGAAACAACTCTGTGCGCTACCATAATCTTTTTACCACTTTCATCACTTAAGAACTGGTATTGGTTATGTGCATCACTTAATTGTATAGGCTCTATTGTAGCTTGGCTCTCTGCGTTATCGTTAAAAGCAAGTATAAACTTACCAGCGTTGCTTGAGCCACTAAATTTAGAGTATATGCGGTTTTCTAAGTTTTGTCTTTCTTCAGCGTTTGGTGTTCCGTTGTTAAAGTTAATCAACATCGATGGTGCAAGACCATTAAGAATATTGTTTAAGTGGTAGTTGCTTATTTCTTCTTCTAACTCTGCATACTGTAAGCCACCTTGATAGTCTGGACTTGAATAGTACTTATACCCAGCTCTGTAAGGCTTAACGTATATAATCTCAATACTTTCGTTTGAATAGCCAAAAGCTGGTATGCGTTTAAGTTCTGTTCTTGGTTTTACATTACTCCAGTCATCACTATAAAAGTAGCCAGTTATTTCGCCTTTCTCGTTACATTTTTCTGCTCTTAAATTTTCAACTGGGATGTGTTCTACTTGTGCTATTGTTTTTCTATCCTTTGAGTAAATGACTTGTATTGAGCATTGACCCATAAGTTTTAAATCGTAACACAATTTGCGCACACAATCCTTTTTAAATAAAGTAATCATTTTAGCGTAAGCCTCTGGCTTTCTATTACTGTCTAAAGCATCTAAGCCTTTTCCGTAAATCATTTGGCTAACACCATTGATTATGGCGTTGTTAGTAGGACTTCCGTTGTATCGGTCTATAAGGTATTGAAAGTAGTTGTTGTCGCTTCCATACGCTACCCATTGCTTGTTAGACTTCTCTACAATCTCTGGACTTGTGTAACTGCTTAAATTAACTATTCTTAAATCGTTCATAAAATAATATAATCGTTATCAAAGCTATTCTCTGTGGTGTATTCGCCATCATTTACAGAATAGTAATCGTTGTTAGCTTGGTTTATAGTTTGGTCTGTGCAAAATACTTTGTCTTTGTAAATTACAGCAGCACCATTCTTTACCTCAAGCATATAAAAATCGCCCTCAGTTAATGTACCGAAAGCTGCTACAAATGACATATAATTGCCATCTGCTGAAGCGGTAGGTGTTTTATTTATAGTTGCGCCAGTACTTTCACTTGTTAGGTTTATAGTAATTGCACCGCTTACAAATTGACGTGGTATAACCTTAAAAGTTTTATCGCCATTAGTTCCTATAATCTTCATACTAATATATAAACAAAACTATTTTATTTTGTGTAAAAAAACCCCCACATTTCTGCGAGGGTGTTAAATGGGAAGCTTTTACACTCCCTTTTGTTATTGTTTTAGAAGCACATTAATAAACAATCTTTCTTTGTGTCTAAAGTGCCTATCCAATCGTTATTGTTATCGTAAGCAGTCCATTCCTTTGACTCAGAAGCACCGTTGGTTATAGTTCCTGCAAATACTCCGTCTCTGTATACTTTGTATTCTCCGGCGCAAAATCTCTTAGTTGTAACTTTCATAATATTGTTTCTGTTTGTTGGTACAAATATACAAAACATTTATTGTTATAAACAAATTATAAACAAGTTTTTTTTAATTTTTTTTATTTCTTATCTGTTG